ACCTAATACTAAGAAATTTACACGTCTAGAAATACCAGAATCATCAATGTAATAACAATAAACATTTGAATAATTGTAAACTGGTTGCCCTTGTGTATAAGTTGCTGGGGTGGAACCTCTAGATTCAATTACAAACTGAGAAACGTTCTTTGATTTGTATGTAACAATTTCTGTTCCGACAACAAGCTGCCCAGATTGCTGTTTCCATCCTAACGTTGAGTATACATTAACTCTTTTATTAGTCGAATCTGAAGATAGTAAATTTTTAGTTAGATATGTTTCAGCAGATACTGCAAACTGACCTACTACATCACGCTCAGATAAAATAACCTCGTAAAATCCATCTCCAATGTCTGCAATGTTGTCTACAAATGAAAATGCTGATTTGATTGATAAGTCAAATGGATTTTCTTCCTGAACAATTTTCTCACCAATGACTTTTGTGATATCTCCAGAAATTACCTTGACTTTTAAGGCATACTTATCAATCCATTCACCAGTGGAGCTCTTGTATGTGCTATCCTTAGGATAATAAACGGTAGGAACATCATTCGCTTCTTTCGAAATAATCGAATTGAAGACAAAACGAATTGATTGATCAGTTCCTTTTGCTGCATAGAACTTTTTGATGTTCTTGATGAGCAATCTCTTGTCAACATCGTTCTTTAAAGAATTTTCTGGGAAAGAACCGAGATACTCTGCTTCAAAATTCTTTACTAGAGCGTATAATACTAGATTACTGATATTTACTACTAACTCACCAGATAAATGCTGTGCTCCAGATCCAACTTCACCATAAGGAACGGCAGTGAAGTCAGACTTACTATACAGATCACCTAACTTGGTAGTGTGATTTACATTTCTGAAGCAATTTACAAATGTAGTGCTAGTCTTTGATTTGTAGAAAATAGCTTCATCACCAATCAACACATATCCATTCTCTGCAGGGAATCCTTCAGTGCTGTCTACATTAATTGTAGTTGAAGAATCACTAAGATTTTGTGTTAGTGTGGTATTTTCTTTCAGTAAGTTTTTCTCATAAGTATCAATGTCACGATACTTACTGAGGTTACTGATAAGATCAATAGGTTCTCCTTCTAGTTCAAGATGCTCATAGTATTTCTGCAAAAACGCAGAAAACTTAGGATATTCTGACGATATAAACTCTGGCAGCTGTTTATCTACTAGAGCTGAAAGATTTTTTACCTTAGATGCCATTTATCCTACTCTTGAATAAGGGTGAACGAACTTTTATCAATATCTACATCTAAAAATACTTCTCTTTTTGCGAGAATGTCGTTGTATTGTGGTTTTAGTCTTACTTCGATCTTATTATCGGCAAAAGTTCCTTTAATAATATTTAAGTTGAAAACTCTAACTTCGCCTTTGGCATAATTAATCAATCCCTGACTATCATTCAATACAATTTTATCACCAGTCTGAGAATCTAGACGATATAATACAATTTTCTCACCCCTATCTTCTAGATAAACAACATAATTTGGATATTGCTGAACAACAAATCCAGTTGATGTTAAAGTTTGTGTATCAATATCATTGTCGAAAGGATTATTGAAGCAAAGTTCATAATATGCATTATTATTTAACGAAGGATAAAAATCCTTTCTCATCGTAACGTTTGTCAAGTTTGATCTGATAGATCTATCAGAGCTATCAATAGTGCTAATGAATTTACTGTATCTAAATTTACCACCAAACTTTTCAGTGTCACTACTTTGAATATACTTAGATAGGTTTTCTATAACCTTACCTTTGATAGCATCTGCTGTTTGATTCGTGGTAGTCTGATCATAAAAGACTCTACTAGTCAATTCAATGAAGATCACCGAAGCATCAACTAATTCTGGAATAACAGATGCAACTGAATATTTCTTAATCTCACTAGTAATCAGATTTTTTGTGTAAGATGACAGATAAGTTAGGTTTCTTGGTTTGATTGCGATCTTAACTTTTCCGTATTCTGGTGGATCTGCCTCTTCACCACCGTAAGTAATGACATCAGCAGCCGCTGGATACGCTCTACGAATGATGGCGGTGTAATCTGTTGCGGTTACAGCACGATTTTGGGTGCCATACATCGCAGGAGCGTTAACTTTAATGCTATCAATGTTCTCAATTGCGGAACCACCAAAGGCTTTTGTGAGAACTGTTAGATTATTTACGGAATATGCGAAGTTAGTGTTACCTGCAATATCAGTTACAACCCCAGCAAATGTAAAATTGCTAGTTCCATTAGTTAAATCACCGCTTGTAACAATATAACTGATCTCTACTACTTGACCAGATGTTAATTTTTTACCAAAAATGCCATCACCAAATGTAATTTTGTAGTTCTCATCCTCAACTTCATTCACAAAATATGATGGTGAGTCGGGACCAACGTTTAAAATGTTATCAGATTGTTGGAATTTCTCGAAAGAGTTTGAGTTTTGACTCTCGTATACGTTAACTCGGATGCTAGTGGTGTCAATTCCAGCGTTGTTTAGCGTTACTGTGAACTGATTATTTGATGTTACTGGGTAACGGTTGCTTACAAATGATCCTTCGTATACTTTTAGAGCGGGAAAATACGCTGTATCATCAGGAAGAACCTGTGCTTGAACATCATCGAGCACAACAAATTGATATAAAGCGTCATTTACGTTAGATAGAAAAGCATTTCCTCGCTTTAGAAACACTGTTTCTGGTAAATTTGTGCCAGATGATAGGTTTAATCTTAGATCAATCGCTGCAGAGGCAGCAACAGCGGAGCGTGGAACGTATCCTAACTGCTTTGCAAGTGCTACAACGTTGTCTCTTACCGTCGCTGAGTCTAAAAATGCCTCATTGACCACCATATTGGCATTAAATGCCGTGTAATATGTGTTGTATGCCAAAACATCCAACAGCATACCGAGTGTGGAACCCTCAAAATCATAATCACTGAAGTCTGAATTAGCTCTTAGGTAGTCTCTAAGGGCATTTTTTATGTCAGAATAATCTAAATTTGTTAACTGATTGTATGCCATTGAATTATGCTCTGGTTCTTTCTAGAAAAAGTGATAATGACTGAGTTTTTTCTGGTAAACCAATAACCTCAAACTCTATTTCTACATCATATCCATTATCATCCATGTTTTGATCAACGATTACATTGATCAAATTAACTCTAGGTTCAAAGGCTTTGATTGTATATTCAATTTCAGACTTAACCAAGTTGGCATTAATGAAATCTAGAGGTTCAAAAAGCAGATCGGTAATCCTGCTACCGATGTTTGGATTAAAAAAACGCTCCCCTGGAACAGTAGTGATAAGATTTTTTACCGATTGCTTGATAGCATTAAAATCCTTCGTGACCATTAAATCATCGGTCACGAAGTTCTTGTCAAATGTTATGCTAATATCTTTAAAAGATCTGCTGATCGGCATAAAAATACCATATTTATATCATTATTTATACCCCCAGTGTCGGAGATTCAGTGCCATCTTTCAACATAATCATCGAATCCACCCTTGCCACCACAGGGTCTTGACATTCTATCTTCAGGTGGTTCGTTTTTGCTCTTAGTTTCTGTCGGAGTCATCGCTCCATAGTCTGTAATGAGCTTGGTTGTGCCCCAATTTTCTCTCATATACGAAATATCTCTGTCTACTTGGTATTTTGCCATCTGTTTTTCTCCAAAAAAGGTGTAAAACAGAACTTTTTACGGGGTTGCTATCCCGAAAACAACAAAAAAAGACGATAGATTGCCAGGCTACGGGCAAAATATCGTCTAAGACGTGTAATTTATCGGTAATTTACTCTCATCCTCGCCCTTGACCACGATAACGCTTCTTCCTACCATTCCGAGAAGACGCTCCAAGATGCGTATTCTTGCTTCGCCCTTGACGAGTGCATTTCGGTTTGCCAGGAACGTAGCTCGACTTGTTAAAACTGGGTGCTTTTGCCATACTTAAGATTCTCCTGCAAATACATTCGTGGGGGTTCCCACGATTTTAATGTTAGTTGATTGATTGAGAAGGTCACCAATGTGACCTACTGGTTTC